CGTTAGGCGTGACGATCTTCCCGTACTTCCCGGCATGGGGATCAGCCGCATCGGTGTGAGCGTCAATGGCGGCGTCGATGACGGTGGTGGGGTCGAGCGCGTCAATCGCCGCTTCGATGGCATCCAGCCGGGCGGCGAGGGTGGCGAACCCACCTCGAGCACCCACGCCGAGCTTCTGCTCCAGGTTCTCGATGGCCGACCAGATGGAGTCCACCGTGGAGGACAGGTTGTTCCGAATCGAGCTCCCAGCCGGAGCGGTCCGGTCTGGAAGATCAGCGTCCCATGCCATCAGCGGGTCCTGTTCAGGGTTGCGGCGATGTAGCGGACCGTGTAGTTCCCACCACCACCACGGGTCACAGTGGCTTGGTAGCGAAAGGTCAGGTCGGCGGTCTGCCCGGTGGCAGTGGCGTCGATCACGTCGGTGTCAAACACGGACACGCCCGTTGTCTCACCGAGGAGAGACACCCGGCCTGGTGAGATTTGCTGGCCGCTCGGCGCTTGGGTGGACGTGGTGAAGCGGTTCTGTGTGCCGGCTGCCGCCTGCACCTCATACACGACCTTGCCGTGGAAATGGACGTCGTACTGCACCCACCCGGCCGGCTTGAGAATCGTCCCGGACGCAATGGTGACGTTGGAACCGATGATGCCGTTACCCGTGTTGGGCTCGTCGTTGACGATCCACTGGTGGTCCACGTTGGTGGAGCGGTAGCGGATGCCGAACCCCGTGCCGATGTTGGCCGAAACGATGGAGGAGGCGCTCTGCGGAACGGTGATCTCTGCCAGCTTGAGTGAGGACACCGGGGTGGCCGGCGGAGAAGGAGAAGCACCTGGGGTACCAGCAACCACCCGCAACTGGCCGAGGTCCGACGAGCCCGTGTAGTCGGAGTCCAGCACCTCCAGGATCACGATGTCCTTGCGAGGGTTGGTTGAGGACGCCTGTGAGATGGCGAGGTTCACCGTGGCGTTGTTGCGGACGTAGTAGAGCCCCTGCGCCGTGGAGGAGTCGCCTTCCACGAAGGCTTCCCCAGCCGCCACGTTCACGCTCATGTTGGGCGTGCCGTTCTGCGTGACCGCGAGGTCGCCAGACTTGAGGGTCCCCTCCGAGGCAACACCTCGAAGGATGCGGCGCAGCTCGTCGGCCTCGAGCCGGTTGGAGCCATCCGCCCGGACAAGACCTACCTTGTCAATCGCCAAGAGGACTCCTAGATAGAGGCACTACGCCAGGTGATGGTGAACTTGGACCCCGTGGCCGCCGAGGCAGCTCGGGACCGGATCTCGTTCACGCCGGGCTGGAGGTAGAACCACCGTGAGGTGGAGGAGAGCGTCCCGTACCGGCTGGCCTGGCCGTTGAGGTAAGCGGTGCGCTCATGAGCATCCAGAGCGAGGAACTGGCCGGGCTGGAGAACGAGGCCGGTGAAGTCCAACACCTGTCCGGTGGTGACGTTCTCGATCCGAGGACCGGAGACGAAGTTCTGGCCGGCGTCGATGACCCCCACCCACGGCGCCTCGAAGTTGCCGTCGTTCACCACCTGGAACGCACCGGCTCCCGTGGCGACCGTGCCGAAGGAGATGGGGAAGTCGATGGGGTAGGACGCCCCCTCAGTTGCAAGAGGTAGGCCGATGACAGAGGAGTTCTGTTGTGCGTCGTAGATGCGAGGGTCCGTACACGTCCACTGGATGGTTGCGAAGCCGATGCGCTGCGCCTCGGAGCCGGTGAAGTCCCTCGGCAGGCTGGCTCGCACCACCCGTCCGTTGACGAACCGACTCCCCCCATCGAAGTAGAGCGGGTATTCCTGGTCCTGGAGGGCGACCATCCGCTGGAGCGTGGAAGCGGCGTCCTCGAAGTCCGAGACAGTGGGCCCGTACACCCCGAAGGAGATGGTGACGGTGCGCTCTCCGAAGAGGTTGCGTCCCATCCTCGCCCCGTGGTCCAACGCCCGAGGCACGTTGGAGGTGCGGAGCTCGGGCATGTCCAGCCCTTCGATCTCCTGTACCGCCAACCCTGTTCCCGGGCCGAAGGGGATGAGGGCGTAGCTTCCGCCGAGCTCCATCTAGACCCCCGACGTACGGACGAGCCAGTGCATCTCTTCCGCCACCTTCTTGGGGGAGACGTGCTCGTTCACCACCACCTGCTGGTTGTAGGTGTTGTTGGCGTTCTGCACGCTCTGAGCGCTGGCCGCCTGGCGGCCGTTCGGAAGGATGCGCCCTGAGAGGTCCGGAACGAAGATCTCCGGTCCTGCCTCGCCGACGATGTACGGCGTACCTCGGTAGACCGGGCCACCGTGCTGGCGAAGGGCGAGGTTCTTGCCGATGACGATGCGCTCCTTCTGGAGCTCCTCGATCTCCACCCGCACCGTTCGACTGGGGGGCAGTTCCTTGAGCTTGTCGATGACCTCTTGGATGCGGTCCCGTGCCCCCTGGGCGTCCACCTTGATGTCGGTGGTGACTTCCTTGGGGATGGCGAACAGCGAGTCAGCAAGAGCTTCGGCCTCGCCCTTCTCCTTGCCAGCGGCGAGGGCGGCAGCGATGAATCGGAGACGCTGCGTAGCGATGACCGCGTTGAGGTCGTTGCCGATGACTCCCAGCTCTCGGTTGGCCTGGATGACACCGAGCGCGCTCTCCCCGACCTCCTGCAACGCTGCGGCATTGTCCCGACCCGCCTGAGTCCCCGCATCAAAGGTCTTGCCGTTCTCCAGCGTGGAGGCAGTCAGGTCGTCAATGGCCTGCTCGAAGTTTCGGGTTGCCTCGTCAACGGAGAACGTCTCATCCAGGAGGTTCTGGAGCTGCTGCTCGAAGTCCTGGAGCTTCTCCTTGGCTTCGTCGGCGCTCTGTGCCGTGTTGCCCAGGTTCCCAGCCAACGCCTCGGCGCCCTCACCAGCAGCCCGCTCGGCGTTGTCGCTGTCCCGAAGGGCTCCGTTGTACTGGTCGAGGAAGGGGAGCACCTCTTGGACGGACACCCCTGCCGCATCAGCGAAGGCCCCCAGCGCCTCACGGGCGGCATCCGCACCGCCGGTCTGGAGAATCTGCACCAGGGCTTCGTCCACCCCCTCGAGGGCGTCCTCCACTCGCTGGGCAAAGGCGTCCACGTCGTCGGCGCGCTCAGGACCGAGGTTGTTGAGCTCGTCGATGTACCGCTTGAGGTTCCCCTGCTTGCCAGCGGCGGCCTTGTCCAGCCGTTCGAACGCCCCCTCAGCCGCCTTCCCCCCTTCGGAGAGGTCCAGCAACGCCTTGGCAACGTCGCCAACGGTCGTCTCACCTTGGCGGAGTTTCTCAATCTCCTTGCCGAGAACATTGATGACAACGGCAAGGCCAGCCACGGCAGCACCGATAAGCCCGGCCTTTCCAAGCGCGCCGAGGGCTCCGGCTGCCCGCGGAGCCACCTTCCCCAAATCCTCCAAGGCATCCTTGGCGGCACTAATGCGCGGCGCCACCAGTAGGAAAGCTCCACCAACGCCAGCCAACGCCCCGACGACACCAAGTAGCCCGGAACTTATGAACCCTAGGGGCCCGGGAAGATCCGTCAGAGCACCAACGAAGTCGGACACCCCATCTGCAGCGCCAGAGATGGCCGGGAGAAAGGCGTCCCCGAGTCGGATGGCGACGTTCTGGAGGTTGTTGCGGGCAATTTCCAGCTTGGCGCCAGTCGTCTCAAGACGCTTGTTGTACTCATCGATAGCCGCCCGGCCTGCCTCATAGGCAGCCCTGCCGTTCCCCAAGGACTCAGACAGGAGGTCACCCGCACCAGCAACGGACAGAAGGGCCCGCTTGGTCCGTTCGCCGCTCAGCCCCAAAGTCTGGAGAATCTCAGTGACCGAACCACCAGAGTCAGTGATCTGACCGAGCCCGGCGACGAACTCCTCAATGGCCGACGCCGGATCCCGGCGGTACGCCTCAGCAAATTCCTTAGCCGACTTCCCGGCGACGAGGGCGAAGGTGTCAAGCCGCTTGCCACCGTCAAGGACGGCATCGTTGATGTTGGTGAAGACCTTGGAGAAGGCCGTACCACCGGCCTCCGCCTCCACGCCAACAGAGGAGAGAGCGTTGGCGAAGGAGAGAACGTCCGCCTCGGAAAGACCGGCCTGAGAACCAGCGGCAGCCAAGCGGGTGCCGAGCTCGAGGATGTCCCGTTCGGTGGAAGCTCCCTTGTTGCCGAGATCCACCAGAGCGGCGGCGAGGTTGTTGATCTCCTTGGCAGGTGTCTGGAAAATGTTGGCGAACCGGGCGAGGTTGGTCGCCGCCTCATCTGCAGTGAGGTTGGTCGTCTCCGCCAGCTGGATGACGGTCTTGGAGAAGTCAAGGATGGCGCCCTTCTGGACGTCCAACTGCCCCGCAGCCTCGGCAACGGCGGCGATTTCCGTGGCAGCAGCAGGTGTCGTCGCCGCCAGGTCGAGGATGCCCTCACGGATGGCGTCGAGCTCCGGCTCCGTGGCGTCCACGGTCTTGCGGACCCCGGCAAAAGCCGACTCAAACTGGATGGCCGAGTGGACAGCGACACCGAACCCGGCAGCGATGCCGGCACCAACCGCCAGCCCTGTCCTACCGAGGGTCTGTAGACCCGCGCCGGACTTGGTACTGAGCCCCTGGATGCGCTTTCCGAAGTCGTCCACCGGGCGAATGGCGCCGGTAAAGGACGAGCTGACAGCTGAGCCGAACGCCTTGACCCCTACCAGCCCTCGAGAGAGGTCGGAGGTGTCGAGCCGGATGCGGGCTACAAGGTCAGGGATTGCCACTAGACCCTCCGCATCCCTGCGAGCACCGCTAGGTCAGCGAGCGTGCCCTCTTCCTTCTTGGGGGTGCTCGCTCGTTCGTGCGCCTCGGCCTCGACCCGGTTGAGGATCAAGACCTGGGCCGGCGTCATTCGCCAGAAGTCGTCACCAGAGCGGCCGTATCGGACTGTAGCGAGGAAGTAGAAGTCACCCCATTGGAGGCTGTCGCTTCCCCGCTCTGTCCGTTTCCCTGGCCGTCCACAAGCGGCAGGAAGGCTTCGTCCATAGCCCGGTCCACCGCAGTCAGGTAGCTCTTGACGTTGGACAGCAAGAAACCCCTGACCACCTCTTCGGCAGTCAGGGGGACGTGAGCGAGCCCGGCCACCATGAAGGAGCGGAGCTCGCTCATCTTCACGGCGTCAACGGGCTTCTTGCCGTTTGTCTTGGGTGGCGTCCCCCACGCCTGGAGCACCGCGCTGATGCCCATGAGCCCGCCGAAGTCCTGCTCAAGCAGCAGGAGCGCGCCGAAGTCATAGATGAGCGGGTACGTACCGCTGGCGAGGGTGACGACGTGGCCGGCGGCGCGCAGCCGCTCGGCGTCAGTTGCAGGCATGGCCCTCCAGCCGGTCGGGCTTCGACCAGCGGCACAAACCGGACGGAGTTAGTCTCCGTCCTGTGGATAAGGACAATCCGCTTCGGATCTATTGGGAGACGATGCCCCCGGCGTTCCGGGGACTCTTCATCCCAGCCCTGTTCGGACTGCTGTTTCTGGTGGTGTGGCTCCGCTACACCTAACGAACGGCTGACTCGGGCACGTAGAGCCGTAGGTCCCGCTTGAAGAGGTCGCGGGCCTTCTCCGGCTCCATCCCCTCGGCCACGAGCCGCTTGTAGCCGTCGATGCGGCCCACGAGCCAGATGCCGTAGTCGTTGGAGAAGGTGTAGCGGCTGAGGCCGTACTCGTTGCGCTCGACCTCAGCCTCACCCTTGGGGTAACCAGCCATCAAGCGATGGCTGCAGCGGTCTCGTTAAAGACGATGCTGAGCCACTTCCGGCCCGTGGCGAGGAGGGGGACAGCGGACACGCCGAAGGAGACGGTCCGGTAGTCCTCCTCGGCAAGCCCCAGGTCCGGGAAGCCGTTGATGATGCACTTGTGGAGGATGAAGTGGACGTCGCCGCCCACCACGTCGGCACCGGTCGAAGGGGTCGCCGCCTCGAGCTTGAAGTACCGCAGAGCGGTGGTGGCGGTGAGGTCCCAGGTCGCCGTCTCAGTGGTGCCGGAGCCGGCGTCCGTCACTGAGGTGGCGAACAGCTCCGACAGTACGTCCAGGCTGACCTTCCCGGCGTTGACGGTGCCGGTGATACCGGTGAGGGTGGTGGACGAGTCCAGCAGCGAGTTGTCGCCGCGGAGCTCCACGGTGTTGACCGAGCCGCTGAGCTCGACGGACTTGATGGCCGGAACGTCCACAGTGGTGCCGTAGGTCGCCGTGCCGCCGGACGGGTCGTCCGTGACACGGGCCACCTTGGCGTCCTGGGTCCCGAACATCTTCGAGAAGTGGGAGATGGGCAAGGGGGGCTCCTAGCTTGAGGTGTCGGGGTTCGACGCCACGGACGAGCCCTGGACGAACGCCAGGACGTGGTACAGGTCGGCATCCTCCACTTGGATGGTGCCGTCCTTGCTCACCTTGCGGGTGAACGAACTGCCATCGGGCCGCTCGATGACGTACTGCTCCTGCCCCGGAGGGACGTTGACCTTGGGCACTGGCTCCTCCTAGAGCACTCGGCGGATTTCTACGGTCACCACGTCATGCACGCGGTTGTTCTGCGACTCCAGCAGGCGGGTGTGACCCGCCATGCGACAGCCGTAGACCTTGGTGGGGGCGGCGCTGAGGACTGCGCCATGCACCGCTCGACGGACAGCGGGAACGAGGGTGTAGGAGTCCTTGCGGGTAGGTGGGTTCGTGGACGTGTCCTCGAACTCCTGCCAGATGTGGACCCGTGCGAACTCCGTGCCGTAGAGCGTCCCGCCCGCTCCGAAGTCCCCCGACTGCTCGGCCAGGACCGACACGCCGTCTTCGATGGTCCCGTAGGGCAGCTTGACCGGGGGCGTGGTGTCCGGTGCCTGGTCCCGGTAGAAGGAGATGCCGAGCCCCTGCGCCTCCAGCAGGGCCTTGAGCGCGCCGGCCGTTGTGGCCGCCACTAGAGCCCTCGGCCGAAGGTCTGCCCCGCCTCCTGTACGGCTGGGAGCAGGAAGGGCTGGGAGGGGGTGTCGGAGGTCCCGTACTCCACGTACGCCCCGTAATCAGCCTCCACGACCACCTCGGCACCGTCGGAGGTATCCCGGACATGGATGGAGGCTGCGAGGGTTCCCGTCCGCTTGGGAGCCCGGTCGGCGGCGAGGCGAGCGGCGTCCTTCGCCACCCGGTCGGCTTCCTTCTCGCCCTTCTGCTTGAGGCTGGCGAGCTCGGCGGTCACTCCTGCAAGGAAGGCGCCCGCGTCGATGTCTACAGGCACTAGGACACCGCCCTCAGAGCAACGAGCATGTGGTGGGGGATGTGGTCCCCGTAGATGACCGCAGGCGGACCGACCACATCGAACGGGGAGCCATCCACCTCCACCCGGTCCGAGGGTCGGATGTCAGCGGCGGGATCTCCCACCACGCAGGACCGCTCGGACAGGTTGACCGGAGCTCCCGCTTGGAACTCCCGACCGCCCGTCTCGAGGAACACCGCCCCGGCCGGCTCCACCCGGCACTTGTAGGACAGCGAGGTGGTGGAGACTGCGGTGTAGGTGGGGTTGCCCTCGGTGTCGGTGTCCGGCCGGAG